GACCACGCAAGTATTCTTCACGTTGGCGTAGACGTGTTATATGTTCGTTATACGCTCTGACTTGTGCTTCATGCTCTGGATTGAGCTTGTATTTAACGTCTTCATTGACATTTTGGG